TTATTTTCTTTTTTCTTAGGATCCATACTATCTCCTAAATCCTCCATGCTCTGTTGCATTTTTCTACCGCCCTTTGCTATTTCTTCACTAGAAGTATCTATAGCTCTGCTAGGGTTAGAATAAGCAGCAAAAGATCCTTGCTGTTGTTGTTGAGGAAATATTGGCGCTGGAGGCGTAGTAGTAGCCATCTGTTGCGGCTGTGGGTTAGGCACACCTTGTCCACTAGCTATATCATTAAACTGTGCATTTCTTTGAAAGTTACTAGCTGGAACCTTATTCATTGGTTGATTAATGTTAGGGTCATTAGTAAGTATATTACTTTCTACAGGTCTACCTGCTCTGTTTGGCACTTGCTGTTGCTCTACCATATTTTGATTTGGCTGCAACATTGGAAAGCCAGATCCTTTACTATTTACTTGTTTCATATCTTTATTCATTTGTAAACCTCTTCCTAGAGGATTTTTTATCATTTGCATTTTTCTTTTTTCACTTTCACTCATTGGTGGCTCGCCAGTTCTTAAAACACTAGGATCGTTAAATGGAGCTCTACCAGGGCTATCTTTACCAGGAAATGATGCGCCAATATTACTAGGTTTAATTCTATCCATTGGTATATTTTCTCTATAAGCTATTTCTGCCATGTCTAAAAACTTACCTGACTTTCCTTCATCATCTAATTTTTTAGCTGTAGCTCTCATTTCATCTTGAAGTAATTTATTTTTATAGTCCGCAGGATTAAAGCCAGCTTTTTTAGCTTCTTTTCTAAAATCTTTTTCAGCTTTTATTTTATCTTTAGCTTCGATAAATTCTTTTCTCTCTTGAGCTGTAATATCTTTAGTACTTGCTTTAGATAATCTTTTTACTCGACGTAGTTCTTTATTAAACTCTTTTTCTCCAGCTCTACGATCTTGTCTTAAACTTGCTTTAGTTATAGGTGCTTCTTCTTTATTTTTGTTATCAATATCGTCAAGAAGTTTTCCATTAATATCATTTTTAGGATCTTTATCATCTTCTTTTTTAGGATCTTCTAAGTTTTCACCGTCAGCAGTTTTATTAAATATAGAATTTATATCCGGCATTTTAAAATCTGTTGGATTATAATTTCTAGTAGCTCTTTTAGGATCTCTAAAGCTTGCAAATGGACTTTCTTTTTTATATGGCATTTGTTCTTGTTTTATCTCTGTTAACGAAAGATATAGCCTTAGCTGTAACTTTCCATGAGTATTTATTATTACTCTCTAATACTTTAGTGGGCATATTTTCTTCACCTAGCATGATACGGTACATACGACTGATTAGTTGTTTACACTTGTAGGAAACTTTATATATATGATATTTTTGGGTAGTGCGATTTCTCTCTCTCCACACAACTATCCACCCTTGTTTCAATAATCTGTTCCAGCGTCTATTATCCCAACTATATGAGTACGTACCTTTTTTAAAATCATCCTTAGTAAAATGTTCTATTGCATCTAAGTATACTAATAGTTCTAAATCTGCATCAGTTAGACCACTTGTCTTACACGCCCACTTTCTAATAATTCTATAATGTTTAAGTAAATTTAATTCTTTTAAATCTTTAGAAGTTAATCTTCTCATTTATTTTTTCTTCCTTTTCTTCTAGCTTTTCTTTTAGCTTTTCTATTATCTTTTTTAGCTGATCTTTTATTTTGTCTTATAGATTTTTTATCATCTCTTTTGTCTTTTCTAGCAGATTTTTTAGCTTGACGCTTGTCTTTTCCTTTTAATTGTTTGGCAGCTTGCTTTTTGTCTTTAAACTCTTGCTTAGCCGTTTGCTTAGCAGTTTTCTTAGCATCTCTTATTTGGCCTTTATTTTCTCTAGACTCTTGTCTTCTTTGTTTACCAGTCATTGTAGGATCATACTCTTTTTCATAGCTGCCTGCTATGTTTTCACCTTGACTAGTAGCTTCTCTTTCTGCTTCAGCCGCTTCTACTTCAGCTGCTGCTGCTTCTTCTTCTTCCTCTTTCTCTTTAGCTTCAGCCGCTTCTTGTTTTGCTTGTTTTCTTCTTTCAAAGTAATCTTCTACTTCTTCTCTTGAAACATTAACATCACTAGGTACTTCATCTTTAGGTCCTAAACTAGTTTTAGCAGCCGTAGACATATCTTCGTCTTTTACATCTTCTTGTGTATTTTCAAGAGCATTATTTTCTTCTGCATTTTCATCAGCAACTACTACAGCAAAAGGCGTTTTCATTGCTATTCCTTTTCTAAATGTCTGGGCAAATGACCCGCCTTTAAATTTTTTACCTTTTCGTAGTCTACTCATATTACAAAACTATTACTACATCAAACTCTTTGATGACTTTATATTCTTTATTGTTTAGTTCTATGTTGAAGCCAGATGATCTATCATAGTAAATAGCATCGTCTGTTACTATTGCTTCAACATCGGTACCAACAGCTACAACTGTAGCCTGCCGATACCTTATATCTTCTCTTTGTTGCTCGCCTAGTATTAAACCACCTTCTGTTTTAACTTGGTTTTCTTTTACTGGGTCAATCACTATATATTTACCTATTGCTTTCATCTCTAACATTATTAATTACACAATCAGTTGATAATATAGTGGTTGCTACTGAAGCCGCATTTATTAATGCACTTTTAGTAACTAATAAAGGATCTATAATTCCGGCTTTTACCATATCCACCGTATTTCCTGTAACCACATCTAATCCTCTACCGTCTTCATCTGGATCTACATATTCTTGTATACCAGCATTGCGCAATATTGTTTCATAAGGTTTTCGTATAGCACAATATAATACTTCTTCACCAATACTTTCTGGTTTTAAATTTTGAGAAGCATTTAATAAAGCGATACCACCACCTGGGACAATACCATCTTTAATCGCGGCTTTAGTGGCACATATAGCATCTTCTACTCTATCTCTCTTTTCCTTTAACTCTATATCAGAATTAGCGCCTATTTTTACCGTAGCAACTTTAGCTTTTAATCTAGCTAATCTTTTTTCTATTTGAATTACTTTATTTGGATTATTTTCTTTTTTAAGATCTTGTTGTAACTTATTTATAACTTCTTCAATACTTTCGTTTGTTTCAACTTTTAATATTGTTTCGTTTTTATCTGTTACACTACTTAAACATCTTCCTAAGTAATCAGGTTGTATGATATTCATATCGTCACCTAAATCTTCGTTGATTAATTTAGCACCTGTTAATAAGCATAGATCACTAAGTGTTTCTGCTTTACTAACACCATATGTAGGTGCGTTGATAATATTTATTTTTATATTACCTTTTACTTTGTTCATTGCTAAAGCGTTCATAACTTGTTTATCAACATCTGCAATAATCAATAAGCTCTCATTGTTTTTAATTACATACTCTAATACTGGTTGTATTTTCCTAATGTTTTCTACGTGAGATTCTACTATTAACACTAATGGATTATTAAGTTCTGAAATACCTCTGCTTTTATCAGTAATAAAATTATTACTAATTAAACCTTTATCGTATTGAACACCATCAATTAGCTCTACTGTTGTTTCTGGCTGGTTGTTTATTTCCATTATAACAACACCTGTTTCATCTACCATTTCAAAAGCTTTGCCTATAGTGCTGCCTAACTCGATATCATTGTTAGCTGATATTGTAGCTACTTGTGTAATTTTTTTACCGCTTACAGTTTTAGAGTTTTTAGTTATATACTCTATAACTTTAACAACACCTTTGTTAATTCCTTCTTTCATAGCTCTAACATCATCTAATAAGCTATGTGATTCAGCCTCTTTTAATATTGCATGAGCTAATATAGTAGCTGTTGTAGTTCCGTCGCCTGCTTCTTTTACTGTGCGTTGAGCAGCTTGCTTAATTAGTGTTGCACCTATGTTTTCTAGCGGATGTCTTAATGTTATACTGTTTGCTACAGTAACACCATCTTTTGTTATTTGTGGAGCTCCTGTGTTATCTTCTATTATAACACATTTACCACTTGCGCCTAGAGTAGAACCAACAGCGTTGGTTAATTTTTCTACCCCAGTTAACACTTGACTTTTAGCTGTTTCACCAAAAGCCAAGTCTTTAACTAGCTTTATTTCTTCCATTATATTTGATTAAATTATATTTATATGAATACTTATTCGAAGGTTTTAACTACTTTCGGTCCTTTGGTAAACTCTAGTTTCTTTAAATAATGTTCTATAGAGCTATCTATTGCGGCTTCTGCGCCTGCTATTGTTTCTCTTCTAGTTACATCAGTCCAGTCTTCAGAGTCCATTGACTTGTATTCGGTTTGTAAAAATCCATTAGGTAATTGAACAATTCTCCAGTTTTTCTTCTGTGTTATATGTTCCCATAACTTAATGGTTTGCTCATTTGGTGGTGCACTATTCCACGTATTAGTGCGGGTATATAAAAACGTCATTGTATTTGGTTTTAAGTTAAACGTTGGTTATTATATACTATCACTTGATAGTTCGGTTATTTAATATTTTTTAGCTTTAAAAGCTTTAGTTTCTTCTTTACTGCCTTTATAATACTCATTAGTTATTAAAGAATATTTAGGAAGATCATATGTTTCATCAAACTGTGTCCACTTATTAGTTTTGATTTTTGTAGCTAAATGAAATGTTATGTCCATAACAAACCAATTACCAAGTTCGTTTTCTGGGTGGTATATACCATTTACATAGCTAGTAATTTCAGCAGGTTGTAAATGACAACATGGACATCTTTTTATTTCATCTACATAAACACCTACATCAATATCAGACTTAACTGTAAAATCACCACTAACTCTACTTCCATATACAACTATGTCTATATACTCTTTATCACCTAATACTTCTAGTATTCTATCTAGTAGTTTAGTTTTATCTTGGTTGCTCCAGTTTTGTATTAGTTCCATGTTATAACTTTCTAAACTCCACGTCTATTAACGAGTAGTCAACCATATCATAACCATGTTCATCTACACTAACCGCCTCCGCTGGAACTTCATCTGACATAACACCTTGAAATAATCCAAGTCCAGCTTGACTGAACTTATACTTGTATTCAAACGTGTATATATTAATACCACTTTCTGAAGTACCTATTAAAGTTATATTTTCTTTTAATCTTCTATCACTAGAAACAATACTAGTTATTAAACCATCTTTAATAGTAAAAGTCAAAGATGCCGAATTGTTTCCATTTCTAACTGCTATAGTACTTGTTAAACCAGCTGTATTATCAGAAGATTTATACTTAGCTCTTATTGTTCCTTCCCCAACAGTAGTGCCATCGTCTACAGTTACTGATGTTCCATCTATAACTATTTGTGGAGAAGAATCGTTAGCAGGTCCTCTTAATTTTAAAGATCCACCTGTTCCACCTCCTATAAAAGTAGTTTGGCCATCTGATATTAAACAATATTCTAGCCCTGTCATGCCTTGTGTTCCTAAAAAGCCATAATTAGTTGAATAATCCCAAACTCCTATCTCCATACCACCATCACTACCAGGGAACACTGTATTACTACTAAATGTTTTTATACCTGCTACTGTTTGGTTGCCTGAAGTAAGAACTGCATTTGTAGGTATTGAAGTGCTAGTAAAAGCATTAGTACCTAGATCTCTTTTCTTAACAACTCCAGACTCTTCAAACAGAGCACTTACTGTTTCTTCACCTGCTGCTGCAATACTAGATAGGGTTAGTGTGCTAGAAAAAGTACTAGCACCACTAACTGATAATCCGTCTATAAATGTTACTGCCATTTAATTTAATTTTATTTTATTTTTTTATTAATCTATAGCTGTTATTACCGCTGTTATAGCTGCAGCTGATATACTAGCAGCTGTTGTAACTGTAACAACACTTGTTGAAGTTCTAACAACTTTAGCAAATACTGTTTCATAAGTTGAACTATCGTATAGTTGTACTATTACGTTTCTAGTTCCTAAGTTATGAGTAAAGGTATGTGAAGTACCAGTACCACTATTTGTTCCATCAAACTCTCTAGCTTTTATTAAAGTATTTACTTCAGTATCAAAATCAGTAATTGCTGTGTGTGCTATACTTATATTAGTATTAGTAACACTAGTTACTTGACCTTTAGCATTTACTGCAAATACAGGTACTGCACTAGCAGATCCGTATGTAGCAGCTGATACGCCTGTATCATCTAGTGTAACTTCACCTGCAGCACTAACTGCAAAGCTAGCATCAGCAAAACTTGCTATACCTGGTGTAGTTGTTGTAGCTATACCAATGTTATTTTGAACAGTTACCCAATGTGCTAATGTAGTTGGCGTGTCTTGTTGTGCTATTAAGAAATCACCTACTTCAACAGTTTCAGTAAAGAAACTACCAGCAGCTGTTACAACATATGACCAACCTTTTTTAATACTTGATGATGGTGAAGAATCAAGATCTGGTGTATTAGTAGCAGCATTATAACCACCCTGGAATACTAAGTTACCAACTATGTTTGTATCAACGTAATTTTTAGTAGCAGCATCTTGAGCAGCTGTTGGATCTAATAAGCTAACTATTTTCTTACTATTAAGATTTATATTTGCTGCTGGTGGTGCAAAAAGACTTAATTTAAATTCATTAACTTCTGCCTTTCTAACTTCTGAATTACTCATGTCACCATCTACACCAAATAATATAGCAGCGTTTTCACCAGGAGTACCACCGCCGTACTCATTAAAGTCTGGCACGATAGTTAGAGTATCAGTAGCTGATGCTGCTGTATCTATACCAGTACCACCTGTTATTGTTAAAGTATTACCATCTGATATTGTTTGGTTTGAACCACTATCACCAGCAACTGTAAAAGAACTCATTGATCCAGATCCTGTAGCCGCAATAGTTACTGTACCAGATGCATTGTTAGTAGTTGTAATACCTGTACCTGCTGCTATAGTTATAGTGCCTTGATCTGATATAGTAGAATTAGAACCTGTTGTTGATGCTAATGTTAAGTTGTTGAAAGGTCTAGCATTTGTAATAGTTACTGTTCTATTGCCAGAAGGCGTTGAGTAAGCAGTAGTAATACCAGTACCTCCTGCCCAATCTACTGTTTGGCCATCACCAACTGTTACTGAACCACCACTATCTGCTGTTACTGTCCAGCTTGTCATACCAGAGGTATCAGTCCACGGCACGTTAACAACACCTTGGCCAGCGGAGTTTAATTGTAAACCATAAGTTCTACTAGCTGTAGTTGTTACTGAGTTAGCTGCTACTGATTGATCCGTATCAGAAAATAATTCTATACCACCTCTTACTGTTGACGTTGCTTCATTTAAAGAAACAGTTATCGTTCTAGTGTCTAAAGTGGTAGTCATACCGACTCCTTGCGATATTGCTACTGTTGCACCACTCGTAATAGTAGTTGAACTTGAACCATCAGAAAGAATCCAGTTGTCGAAGTTAGTATCTGCTGTTAAGCTTATCCAATCAGATCCATTGTAATATTTCATTATATTACTGGTGGTATTAAATATTATATCTCCTGCGTTTCCACTTCCAGGGTCTGATGCTAAATTTTCTAATCTAGCGTTTAATAACTGATTGTCATTTAAATCTAAGTTATCTAAAAATTTTACTGCCATTTGTTTAGTTTAAGTATGCTTCCCCTGAAAAAGGAGCACTGAATGTTATTACTAATGAATTAGTATTTGTATAGGTTACATCACCTATAACAATTTGTTTACTTGAATCTACTACGGTTACAGATGGAAACTTGTTTAAATTATGTGTTATGTTCCATGTAGCTGAAGGTATACCTTGTGTAAATACAAAGTTAGCATCATCGTTTAAAGATGCTATTGAAATTTCGTTAGCGGATAATGAGGTTAGACTTATACCAGTACTTGCTTTTAAACGTACTGAAGAAACTGTTGCATCGCTATCTGTTAGTTTTATATCCGCATAGTTTGACGGCGATGTTACAACTTCCGATGTTAATGTATAAGTAGTGTTTACTAAAGTTTTAAGATCAGTTAGCTTTACTTGTTTTGTACGCTTACCGTCTCCCATGTCGGAGATGATCATTCGATCTTCCCCGACGGGAGTAGTTTTTAATGGGTAAGAATATATAACAGCCACAAAATGATCTTATTTCTTTTGTCCCATTTTAGGACCTTTCATATGCTTTGATAAAACCATACCTGGACCACCTGACATAGGTTTTCCATTGCCTCTTGCATAATTGCTCATGTTTCTTCCTGAAGCTTGATTACCGTATTGGATTCTCATCATTGATGGTCCACCTTTCATACCAGCTCTCATCATAGAATTTCCATCAGACATAGATCCCAAGTTAGCTCCTTTACCTCTCTCTTCTTTCTTAGCCTCTCTCATAGCTTGCTTATCTTCCATGCTTAAGCCCATTTTCTTAGCAGCTGCTTTAGCATCACTCTTAATAGGATCTACTATGTTATCTTTAACAAAGTCTTTTCCAAAAGTTCTGTTCTTAGCGTCTACCACTGATTTAGCAGCTGACTTTACTTTTTTCTTACCTGCTTTATATAAATCACTAGCTTCATCTGCAAAAGATTTTGCTCCATATTCAAAACCTGCTTTTACATTTTTAGCAGCTTGCTTCATATCCTTCATCATAGCCGGTTGCTTACCCATTTCTGGTTGACCACTTGCTGCAGTCACTACCGCTTTAGCTCTTTTCTTTACTTCTTTAGCAGCGCCTTTAGCTTTACTACCAGCTTTCTTAGCGGCTTTTCCTACTGCTTTTGCTGCTTTAGCTGTTGGTGTAGCTTTAGCTGCTTTAACTGCTGCTTTACCTACTTTCTTAGCTGCAGACTTTACTTTGGATTTTACTTTCTTTCCAACTTCTTGTCTTTTAGCTTTGTTTGCTGCTGCTTTCTTTTTTAATTCTCCAGCTCTTGCTGTGTTTTTAGAGGCTTTATCTCTTTTTACTCCTGCTTTAGCTCTTTTTACAGCAGCTTTAGCTCCTTTTCCTTTAGCTTCTAGTTTGTCAGCTCTTTTTTCTTTTCTGTCAGCACGCTTTTCTTGTCGTGCAGCTCTTTTATCTTTAGCTTTAGCTCTTCCTTTTTTAGAAAGACGCTTACCTGCGACTGCCGCCGCTACTACTGGTAATGCCATAATTATTTTTTTAAGTTTTTATTTTGTGTTATCGTTATAATTCTTCACCTTACGGTATAATATAGTTATTTACATGTATTTATTATAATTTACCCTAGCCAATAGTGACACTTGCCTGTTATTAGTACTTATTATAAGGCTAATGTCACTACTTTTTTTTTATTATTAGAAATATAGAACTAGAGGGTAGCCCCACCACAATATAATTTTGTGTAAAATACAAATTAAAATATATAATTGCGGGCCCCCATTGTTTTATATAATATAATTGTATATATATCATTTTCTTTAATATATTATTGTGTCGATTCGTTTAGTAAATAAACATACATAGAAAATACGACGATGTATGGATAACTAAATGTAAATAAAAAATAAATAATATGACTACTAATTTAAAATATAATCAACTTAATAAAATACTAAAAGATAATTCTGAAATACATTACATAATTGACTCAGAAAATTTCTTCGACGAAAATAATATTAACATGTCTAAATTTAAAAACAATACATTTATATTATTTGAATACACTTCAAACTGGTATACAACATTACAACTATTAACTAATAATAATATTGAATATAGTATACATACTGACGAATTAGATTTAAACTATATAATAATATAATGTAAATTATTAAGATAATGTGTGTTGTACTTCTTAACTAAAATTAACTAATAAACAAACATACACTTTTACAAACTAAAAACGAACTAAACTGGATAACTAAATAAATAAAATAAATATAAACTAAATAAAATAAAATAAATATGAAAACTAATAAACTAACAACAAAAAGATTTGTAATAAGAAAATCACTAATCGGTACAAATACAATTATAACTTTTGTAAACAAAAAACAAGAAACTGTTTCTTATGACCATGACGAAATTTACTCAACATTTCAAGAAAAGT